AAATTCTATTTTGATATTTACCTTTTTTCTTTGCTTTTAACAATCCAAAAAACGATTTAAAACTTCTATCGACAACTTTAAGGGTTTGTTGTCCAATTACAGAAGGTAATATTTGATAATTTTCATTCGTCTTGCAATAATGATAGTTTTGTGGATAAGGTAGATATGTTTTAGTTTCAAAAAAGTTTTGACGAACACTATACAAACCAAAATTGTAAAGACGAGCAGAATGCCAACACATCTTTCTTAAAAGATTGTATTGGTCTTTACTCAATTGTCTTATTTGGTTTGATTGCGTCTTATACAATTTATTCTCCCCATTTATTAGTATATTGCCTGCAATATACTAACATATTTAAAATTTGTCAAGCGCTTTTTTTTATTATTTTGCCAATTCATCCCCGCCGCAAGCGGACGGGGTATTCTTGGCAATTCCTGATAACTATATTCCATTTCGTATTGAGAGCACCATTCAGTAAAAATAGAGTTATATGAAGATCTAATACCATATACTGCACCTACTGCAAAGGCAACACAGAGGAATAGCGACGCTGTCATTCCATCTATTTTCATTTTATTTCTCCTTTATTTTAATATAAATAATATTTATTAAATATTAAAAAATTCTTTTGAAAATTTTACGTAATACTTCATACAATTACTTCTCTTCATTCCTCTTATGCCTTTATTATAAGCATCTATAATTTCATAAAGAGAGTTTGTATGTTTGCTATTCCTTAGCTCATTTAAAAAAGCATAACAAGAGATGACATTTTTGTAGATATCAAACTTTGAATCACTGTATCTAATTCCATATTTATCAAGATACTTTTCAGCAGATTTGTATCTTTTTTCATAATATAAACTGTTTTGTTGTGTTAAACCATAATCTTCAGAACCTTTATTTTTACCTATGGCATTTATTTTAAAATTTGACTCTATAGAAATTATAGCTAATACTGCTTTATAGTTAATATTAAATTCCCGCTGACCTATAATTAAAGCAGTCATTAGTTTATCTATATTTTGATCAGACCATTTTCTATTATGTTTTTTAAGAAAGAAATCTATATTATTCCTTACTTGTCTCTTATAATCTTCTTTATAATTGAATTTAATCTCGTAAGCATTTTCTAATGGATCTGACATAGTTATAATCATAGGTGATTGTGACTGATTACAACCTATACAAAGTGATAGAAGTAATAGAATGGAAATAAGTTTAGTTTTCATATGTTTCTCTTTTTTTGATTTTTTATCTGAAGTGGGCAGGATTCGAACCTGCATTGCCACGTCTGCCATTTTAAAGTTGGAGTATAACTACCCGCTATAAAGCGTCTACCATTTCCGCCACCGCTTCTTTATTATCTTAACTTTTCAAAAATTTTATACACCCCGCCACATTCAGGGCACTGATACGCCCAAGTCTTTGATAACCACTCATGCCCACAAGTTTCACAAGTAAATGCATAAGCTTTTATCTTTTCTAACTTTTCTTCAGCCATTAGAAATTATCCTTTTCTATCATTCTTAATATAGCTTCTAAGATAATAAGAATCATAATTAAACCTATTACTATCAAAATACCTATTGACACTATAGTTTCCATTATTCCTGCTCCCATGCTGTATGAAGCATATCATCTGTAACTACTATTTCATCATTTAATTTAGTGGCATAGTATACATCTGTACTTACATACCATTTTTTAGGCTTTTTTAATTCATCTTGAATTATTAAATAATAGATAGTTATTTTTAATGGCTTTTGACTTTCAAGATTATTTATGAAAGTATTCTCAATACCTTTATTAACTACAATACCTTTTCTGTTAGTCTCTACTTGATCTATAGAACAAGATAATAAAAATATGCAGAGTATAAATATAAACTTTTTCATCTATTTCCCCTTACTTTATTTTTTTAATTAAACTTACGAATTGAGCACTACTAATTTCACCATTCTAATGCTTAATTAAAGCCTCTCTATTTAATTCAATCTATAAGGGGTATATACTTATTTAGCATTTTTAACTTTCCTTTACCTTAATTAAAAATAATATAAATTTATCTTTAAAATAATTAAAAATTAAATTCAAGGAAATATAAAAAAATTCATAGAAGAATAAGTTAATCCTAAACGATTTTAGAATAATCATTCAGGTTTTCCTTCTATTTTTACTTTATGATCTTCCACTTCCTTTTTAATACCTTTCATTTCTCCCACTATTTTAATAATTGCCATACCAAAATCTTCTACTTTTGAAGTGATTTTTGTAGCCATAAGAGTATTATCGTTTGCTTGTTTTCTTAGATAATATTCTCTAGTATCAATATCTTTCTCTCTTTTCTTATAATCTTTTAACTTTTGATTTAAAATTTCTATTTGAGCTTGATATTCCTGTATCTCAAGTTCATGTTCTCTTTTCATTTTTTCTTCAAAATCAGCTAATTTCTCAGACCAGTACTTATCATCCACTCTTTTCTGCTGTTGTTTAGCTTTTATTAACTTTTCAGAAATATCATGTAATTTAAAGATTTTCAATATTAGTTTTGTAAACATAGCTTATCCTTTTTAATTATTAGTTATTTTCCATAATATAAATAGTAGTAACAAAAATTTAAAAATTAAAATTACTAATAAAATAAGAGTTATGGAAATATAACAAGCGAGAGGTAATATATTATGAGTCGTACTTCTATTATAGAAAGAGATTATTCGGGGTTTATAAATACCTTAATTGATCAAACAGGTGCTACTGTTATTAGGTCGAGAAAAGGTACTAAGAAACCTATGAAAATTCAATCAGAGCAAGATGTTCTTACCTATCTAGGGGCACCTTCTGCTGAATTTTATGGGGTATTTGAAGCAATAGCTTTTACAAAAGAAGCTCCTTTATGGGTATCTTGTGCTATAGGTGATAATGCTTATTACGGAGGAGTTGATGTAAAATTAAATGAAATGACAGCCTTTTCATTAGGTAGAGATTTTGATACTTTTTCTTTTGAAGAAGTAAGAACAAAAGGTACTTATGAAATAGGAACTGGTAATGGAACAGCAACTCAATTTACCGGCACTATAGATTCTTTCCCAATTATAAATACAAGTGCATTTAAAATATTTGTTGACGGTGTTCAAGTAGATGCTGTATTGGATGAAGATGGAAATCTAACAGGTGATGATATTGCTAGTAGCCCTGCTAGTATAGTTCAATTAGCAGATGGCGTTTTTGATATAAATTTTAAAGATGCTCCTAAAGATGGAAGTGTAATTACATGTACATTTGAATATGCTAAAGATGAAAGTGATAATATTTCACACAGCTTTTTTACACTTTCCCCACAAGAAGATGATTTAGCTATTCAAGGCAAATATCTGTCAGGTTCTAAATTCTTTATCGAAATATATAAAAAGAATGGTGGAAAATTAAAAGATTATACATATTCACTTATAAAAGAAAAAGATGGTTTTGGTAGATCTCTCTATTACGAAGATGTATTTATTGATAATCCTTATGTACAGATAAAAGTTAATACTGCGTTTACAGGAACTGTTTATACAGTAAATCAAACTACTCCCTTAAATTTTGCAGGTGGGAGTAGAGGGGATGAGCCACAAGCAAGTGATTATTTAGCATCTTGGAATTATTTTCAATACGCTAATAAGTATAAAGCAAAAATATTTTTTGATATATACGGCAATAGTGCAGCAACTATAAATAATCTTATTCAAACTTATCAGCCATGGGCACAAGCAATTACAGTAACACCACTTGGAACTTCTGCTTCAACCGCCCTTACTTATAGAAGTACTTTAGCTATAGATTCAGATGATATTGGCTTATATACAAACTGGTGTAAAATACAAGATGATTATAATAACAGTTTTGCATGGATTTCTAATGCTGGTTCTATAGCAAGAAAATTTGCTCAAATGGGGCCTTCTTATGATGCTGCTTCTCCTGCTGGTTTAGATGAGAATGGTATGGGAGGTCAAATAGCAGATTGGAGAGTAGTTGAAATAGAAAATGATTATACACAAGCAGAACTAGATGCTTTTTATGATGCCCAAATAAATCCTCTGATATTTGATGAAAGTTATGGATTACTAATTTATGGAGATCAGACATTACAGGTTACTAAGTCTGATACAAGCTTTGTAGGTACAAGACGATTATATAAATATATGCTTGATGTAATATCAAAACAAATTCTTAGAAAACAAGAATTTAAAATAAATGATCCACTTCATAGATTGATGGCAAGAGTACAAACTGAATCTTTTGTATCACCTATTAAAGCTGATGGTTGGATAAGAGATTTCAAAATTGTTTGCTCAGAAGATAATAATACAGACGAAGTTTTAAATAATCGTTCCTTTGTCCTTGACTTTTATGTAAAAATTACCCCAAATTCTCAATGGATAACACTAAGGCTTACGAGAATCGGACAAAATATTTCTATAGAAGATATTTCAGGCTCATAAATATGAAAACTACCTCTACTTTATAAGTAGGGGTAGTTCATATTAAAAAATGGTATCATAAATTCGTTAATAATTTCTTGCTTGGTTATGATCTTATTATTTAAAATAAAAATATAATCTTTATAATTATTGTTTTTACAATAATTTTCAGTTGCTTCCCATTTAGCAAATAATTTTCCGCTCCACAAATCTTTATGAAAATATTGATGCGTTGCTTTTATTTCAATTAAATATCTATCATCTGGAGTATATTCTAAAATATAATCTATAATATAAAAATGAACTTTAATATGTTTATATTTTATAGAACAGCCTCTTTTAATATATTTATTTAAATTTAAATCATTTATCAAATCTAAGAATTGTTTTTCATTATTACTTTGATAAATTATATTGTTGAAATCAGGGTGATATTTAGATTTTACTGATTTATTAAATATACCACTATTAGGATTATGAGATTGATGATAATATCCAGTTTTATTAAAATAAGTAATTTTACTTTTATCAAATTGTGATTTAATTTCTTCTTCTGTTTTATTTATGAAAGTTTGTCTTTTTTTCTCATAAATAGCCTCTATTTCTTCTTTACTTTTATTATTAAATTTATTTTGTTTTTTATATTTAACTTGATCTAACTGTGATATATTTTCTACTCCATACTTTTTTAACGTATTATCTTTGATTGATTTTTGTATCTCCATAGAGTGAAAAGGTGTAATAGCCCCATATTTTTGTAAACATGTTGTCTGTTTAGCTTGTTTAACTTGCTCTATATGAGCAACATTTTCAACCCCATATTTTTCTATACACGTCTTTTTAGCTTGCTCCCTGTTATTAAAAAATTTACCATATTTTCTTATATGTGTATTTTTAGCCTGCCCCCTATTAGTATCATAAAAATTTGGATATCTTTGTTTAACTGTTTTTTGTCTTTGAGTATTTGAAGCTTTACCTACACAAGATTGTGAGCAATATTGCGAATAGCCTAAATTAAATCCATTAAATTTTGTTATATTTTTATTACAATATTTACATATTGGGGGAGATGATATAAAATAAATTAACCAATATATTCTCTCTGCTATATTTTCTTTGATATAATTTGGAGTTAATTTTATAATTGAGTCCCATAAAAATTTACGAGAAGGGTGTGTTACCATTTGTGATGATATTTTAGAAATTTTATAAAGATTCTCTTCCTTATAAAACTTGCATTCTTTAACTAATAATTCAATACATTCTTCTCGACTTAAATATTTCTTTTCCATATTTACACCTCTGTACAGGTTTTATCACCTGCCCCGTAAAACCACGTCCTTCAGGGCGTGGATACAAGGGGCTAAAAAATGTAACTTTTTAAACCTTTAAAATACTAATAAATAAGTTATTATTAAAATAAAGTAGGTTAATTTTGAATGAAGGTTAAATATAATAAAGAAGCACATAAAGTATACTCTCTAATATATCATTTGATTTTTGTTGTTAAATATAGAAAGAAAGTATTTAAAGATGAAATAGGTATTATTGAAGATTTTAAATTAAAATGTGAGGAAATATCAAAAGATTTTGAAGTTCAAATTATAGAACAAGAGTGTGGTATAGATCATGTTCATTTGTTAATCTCAGGTAAACCTACTTTAGATATTACAAAATATATAAATATTTTAAAGGGACATAGCTCAAGATACTTGAGAGATAAATATCGAGATTTTTTAAAAGATAAATTATGGGGGGACTCTTTCTGGAGCCCGTCATATTTCATAGCAACTACTGGAAATGTATCAATAGATGTTTTGAAAGAATATGTTGAGAATCAAAGAAATAAAAAAATAGATGAAGATTAACAAAGCATATAAGTTTCGGATATACCCAAATAAAGAACAACAAAGTATTTTTGAACAATATTTTGGTGTATATCGTTTTGTATATAATACTGTTTTAGACTACAAAATTAATTCATACAAAAGAGGAATTAAATATACAGCTTATGATGCAATTAAAGATTTTACAGAAATTAAAAAATTAAAGGGGTATGAATGGTTAAAAGAGGTAAACTCACAGGTCATTCAACAAGCTATTCTAAATTTAGATAATGCTTTTCAACAATTTTTCAAAGTTAAACAATCAGGTTTTCCTAAGTTTAAGAGTAGAAAGACTAATCATAATTCATTTAGAGTACCACAACATTTTCAAATAGACTTTGAAAATAAAAAAATAAAGATTCCTAAAATAGATTGGATTAAGTTTAAAGATAAAAGAATTTTTGATTCTAAAATAAAATCAATGACAATATCTAAAAATCCCTCTAATCAATATTATGTTTCAATATTAATTGAAGAAGAATTTGAACAAAATCTACTAAATGAAATAACAGAGTCTAAAGTATTTTCTGCTGATATGTCGGCTAAAAACTTTCTTGTAAGTCAGGATATGGAATTTGAAAACCAAAAATTCTATAGAAAAAATGAAAGAAGATTAAAAATCCGACAAAGACGATTAAGCAAGAAACAAAAAGATTCTAATAATAGAAAAAAGGAAAGATTAAATGTAGCAAGGTTCCATCAGAAAATTGTTAATAAACGAAGGGGGTTTCAGTGGAATTTAGCATATGAATTAACACAAAGATTCGATGCGCTCATATTTGAAGATTTAAACATAAAAGGGATGCAACAATTCAATAAAGGATTATCAAAAACAGTTACATTAGATTTTTCTTTTAGTGAGTTTCTTTCTAATCTTGAATGGAAATGTTTCAAAGAAAATAAACACTTTGTAAAAATTGACAAATGGTTTCCATCAAGTAAATTATGTTCAAGTTGTGGTCAAATTAAACAAGATTTACAATTGTCAGATAGACAATATATTTGTGAGTGTGGATTAAATATTGACAGAGATATAAATGCTTCTATCAATATTAAAAATGCAGGACTAAATATTTTAAAAGAAAAAGGAATAAACCTTTTAAAAAATTCTACGGGTTTGATGCCCGAAAGTTACGCTTGTGGATATATGAGTGTAAATATAATAAACTCAGCCCAAGAATCCAGCTCCTTTAGGGGCTGGTAGTTCAATATAGATTAAAAGTAATTCTTACTCGTACAGTTTCAGAAAAAGGGGATCAGCCTCTGTCCTTTTAATCTATCTTATATTAGTAAATAAAATTTTAAAAACATTTTTACTAATAAATAAAAAGAGATTATTAGAATAATAATAAAGAGGTAAATATATGTCTATAAGTAGTGAAACAATAATGAATTTAGGAGATGATCAAATTTCTTCACAATGGTCAATTATATTTCCAAGTGGCATACCTGGAGGAGGAAATGCAAATGCAATATCTCTTAGATGTGATCAATCATTTGATCCCCCGGAGATGTCTGTAAATACTTATGATATTTTTCATAAAGGTTTTAAAATCACTAAAACAGGGATGCTTCAAGAAAGTACAAAAGAATTTTCAGTTGATATGAGATTAGATCAACAATGGGAAGTATATGATGATATGAAAAGATGGGCTAATATGTGTTATGACCATAATAATGGTACTGCTTTACCGGATGTAATGACAAGGGTGCCTATTATTATTCAAGCTGAAGATGGTAATCAAAGAGCAGTCAAACAACTTCTATTTAAAGGTTGTAAGCCTAAATCATCGAAAATTGGTACATTTGAAAATTCTAATGGCGAGCCTGTAAGAATTACAATGACTTTTATATTTATTGAAATGGAAGACTAATGGCAATTAGAATACCTGATAATATTATAAACACTTATAAATCTGTAGTAGATGTGCTTGCTTTACCTAATGAGGCGGGCAAGCTTACAGCTACTAATTTAGGTTTACAAAATAAATGTTTATTTGAAATGTTGATATATCCTGAAGTAGATTTTAGTTCACTTACAGGGGCATTAAATACAGTAGCTTCTGCAAGAGATACTTTAATGGCAAGATTTTACATTTATGCTATAAACGATATTCCTTTAATTGGCTATGAGTATGAAAGAGCGGGGGCTCACCAAGTTTTAAAGACTGTAGCTTTTCCTGACTCTATCTCATTTACATTTTTAAGTGATCAATTAGGTATGACTAAAGCATATCTAAGAAGATGGTCAGAACAAATAGCTACTTATAATATAAAAACTGGAAGATACATTTTTAATAATAATCAAAAAATATCAAAAAGAGAAGCTATTATTATACCGCAACAAACAGATGTAATACCTTCAGGGGAATGGATAAAAATAACAGGTATGAAGCTATCTAAAATTTCTGGTATTGGTTATTCTCATGAAGATGGCGATAGTGAAAAAATAACAGTTGATTTTTCATGTGATAACATACGTTTAATTGAAGCTTACTAATAATAATAATTTTTAGTAAGAAATAGGAGAAGTAAAATGGCTGATATATTAAAACCTTCAGAGGTAAAAAGACGTAGACAAAATCCTGTTAGTATAGGATTCGAAGAAGAGGCTACTGATACAATTAAACAGGAACTAATTCAAACTTCAGGTAAAGTAAAAATTGAATTAGAGTCTATGGGGAGATTTGGTAACCCTGCTGTAGTATATTTTTCTGATTACTGTGGAAAAGATATACATGATATTATTTTATCGCCTCAAGAAGATTTGTTACAAAATTTATTGATAGTATTAAATAAAAATAAAACAGCAAATATTGATTTTGATTGTTTAGAATTAACAGGCGAAGATTTACTAGAAATTCTTATAGCTATACAAATTCAATTCGATACTCCTTTTATTACTCATTATTGGGTATGTGAATGTCAAAATGATGTAGAAGAAAATGATCGAATTACACATGAAATACAGCTTAATTTAAATGAAATAACATACAAATCTATAGAAGATAATGATAAAGAATTAAAAGAATTTTTTAAATCTTTATTTGATAGAATGACCGATGAGCAATTTAAAAATTATTTATATAGAAAATATAAAAATAATCCTTTAGATGATATAGAATCTTGGACTAAAGAGAAAGAATTAAATACAATAAAAATCAAAGAACCTTTTACTATTTTACATGGAAATGATTCCTATCAAATAAGATATCCTAGAATTAAAGATATTCTTAATGCGAAAAAATATGTGTATAAAAAATACAATCCAAAAATAAAATCAGTACAAAATAGAAAAGAAGCTGGAGTTCCTTTACATGAATTAAAAGTAAAAAAAGAAGAGGAAATTCAAAAACTAAAACTAGAAATGGGCAAGTTAATAATTCTTTATGCAAAGTCTCAAATTCTATTATCTAAAAACGGTATAGAATACACAGATGAACAAAAATTAACTGAATACTCAGAGGGATTTGAAAGAGGATTGCTTGCTAAGTTTGATTCACTACTTGAACAAATAAAATTTGGTGTTCAACATGAAATTGAATTAGTATGCCCCCTTTGTGGTCAATCTGAGAGGAGGTCACTTCAACACTTCCTTGATCCAAGAGAGCTTCTACCATACGGGGACGGAAGAAAACCTAAGATTATTTCTACCACAAGAGAATCTGACGAGTTGGCTGGACTCAACTTTTATTTTGGAGCATAAATTAAATTTTAATGAAGAGATTTTAAATAATAGTTTTAGGTGGTTAATAAAGAAAAGAATAAATCAATATATGAAGTATCTTGATATGAAAAAAGAAGAAATGAAAAAAATAAGTAAAGATATAAAATCTACATCTAAAGGGAAGATATAACCTCTTCCTTTTTTTCTTACTAATATATAGAACTTAATTTCGAGGATTAAACTTAAATGGATGGAATAGTATTACCCGATATGTCAATTCTTACTTCTAAGGAAGTAAAAAAGAAAAAGACAGAAATCAATAAAATTTATGAGCCTTTCTTATCTAAATTTTTTGGAGATAAAGGGGTAGTACCTCAAACATTAGATTCTATAAAAGATATTTTAAATTTAAGATTTTTAGGTTTTGAAAATCTCTTAGATGAACAATTGATTAACCAAGAAAAAGAAAGAAAAGCAAGAGAAAGAAACGAACCTACAAAAGAAGAAAAAAATCAAGAAAAAAAATCTAAAAAGAAATGGTTTAGAATTTTATTTCAAAATAAATTTTTTGATTCTGCTTTAGGATTTTTAAGACGTATGGCAACAACTTCGTTTCTTAGTGAGTTACTTGCTTTATTTGTTTTATTAAAAATGGGATTTTTACAACCTATAGTCAAAATGATTGCAAATATGGTTGGGGATATAATTGTATCTGTTTTTAAAATGATACCAACTTTATTAAAATTCTTTTGGGATATATTATGGAATTTTCTACCTAAAATCTTAAAAAATGTATTTAATACCATACTTGAGACAATAGGATTTAGAAATAAATTTACAGAAGCCATGTCAGGAGGACTGGCTAAAGTTCTACCTTTATTAGTTTTCATGGCGGTAGCATTTTCTAAATTAGCCCCTGTATTTGCTATAATTTCTAAATCAGTAATAGCTATAGGAAAAGGATTTGCTTTAATAACGAAAGGGGCAACATTACTAGTTAATGGTTTTGTGTTTTTAGGAAAAATATTATTATTTGCACTAAAAGGTTTTTTACTTATTGGAAAAGTAATAGCGGGAGTAATTGCAGGCATAGGGGCAATACCTATACTAATAGGATTAGCTATAGTTGCTATTGGATTAGCTATATGGTATTTTTGGGATGAAATTGTAGCTGGTTTTAATTTTATTATTGAATGGGTTAAATCTGCTTGGACCGGTTTAATAACTTGGATAGGTTCTGGTTTTAATTTTATTATTGAATGGTTTAAATCAGCATGGACCGGTTTAATAACTTGGATAGGTTCTGCATGGGATACATTTTTATATCAAACTTTACCTGCTATGTGGGATACAATAATAGAATTCTTTTTTGGTATCTTAGATTTATTTTTAAAACCAATTAGAAAAGTATTTCAAGTATTAAGTAGATTATTTTCACCTATATTAAATAGCTTTAAATCAGTTATGGATATGTTAAAACCTTTATTTGAGAAAATAGGTGGAATTTTAGAACCTGTAAGAGAATTTTTTAGCCTAATAGGTAATTTTATAAGTAAGACAGTAAAGATGATTACAGATACTTTCCGAAATGTAATGGGGCCAATATTTGAATGGATAGATAATATAGCAACATACGGATTAGACTGGTTTAGAATGGAGGATAAGGAAAAGCAAAGTATACAAGAAACTCAAAAAGCATATAGAGGTAGTGACCAAGCTGATATACTTCAAAGATATGTATCTGCTTCATCTGCAGGCGAAAAAGAAAAGATATTACAAGAAGTTGAACAAGGTAAGAGAGATGAATTTGTAAAACTTGCTAGAGAGATATCAAATGCTAGAAAGGATGACGAATCCGTTCTACAAACTATAGGTAGAGTTAGAGCAGGTGATAAAACTAAAATACCTCAATTTGAAAATGTAATGACTTTTAAAGTTACAGGTAGCACTGCAAATAGATCATAAAGAGGTTCAATGAAAACATTATATTTAAATATACCCGGAGAAAGCCAAATAATTTCTTCTCCTATAATAGATGAAATTCAAATAGAAGCTACTTCTGAATTTAGTGATTTTGCTTCTCTTGTTCCAAGTGTTGATCAAGTAGTAACTATTTTAACAGCTTATTCAAGCACAGGAGGTACTGTAAGCGGAGGATTAGCTGGAATGAGGGCAGTTCTCGATGCCCAAAGATGGGCAAAAACTTTGCCTACTAGAATACAAGTTACTTTACACTTTTTTGTAAAAACAGATCCTAAAGTTGATGTAGCAGATAAAATGAATACATTATTAGGATTACACATATTAAGAGAAGACCCTAAACAAAAAGGAAGATTCTTTCTCCCAGGAATAAGTATGAGAAATGCTAACACTATTTATAAAGATATAAATGGTAAAACACCTCCAAATGTGGATCCCCCAGTTTCTGCTAATACAGACGAGGGTAAACTTTTAGCTAATACAAAGAGTGCTGTTTTTTCTTTACTAATTCCTGGAGTTGTTTACCTTCCTTATGCTTATATTTCTGCTATAACTCCTACATGGGGAAATCAAGAAACTGCCTCTAAAATCCCTTTATGGGCAAGGGCAGAAGTAACTTTTTCAAGTGTAGGCCCTTCTCAATCAAGACATTTTACAGATGGGGTTATGTTTTCAAATGATCCTTTGGGATTTGATCGTCAGTATGCTTCTGGTTTTGAAAAAATACGGTTCGAGGGAGTTCTTTAATATGAGAGAACAATTACAGCAAATATTAGATGAATCAAATGGAAGAATAATAAGAGATTCAACTTCTATCAACTGGGCATCTTTTAGATGGAATAATGGGTTCTTTACTCATAAAATCACTAAGACCGAAATTATGAAACCTTATTATATTTCTTATGCCTATTATGGTACTACAAAATATACAGATATTATATTGTTACTAAATAATATAATGGATGTATTTGAGGTAGTCCCTGAAACTATTTTATATATACCAAAGATAGAAGATTTAAAAAAATTCATAGCTGATAATAAAGTATAAGGACGTATATACATGAAAGGTTTTTACCCTGCTAAAGTTATAAATAATAATGATACTAAAAAGAAAGGTAGAGTTCAAATTAAAATTGAACATTTACATTTTGGATTCTCAGATGAAATGTTACCGTGGGCACATCAATCTTCTTTAAATGGTGGGGGGTCAAATCAATTTGGTGGTTCATTTATTCCTGAACAAGATACATTTGTATGGGTATGGTTTGAAGATGAAGATAAATTTTTTAAGAGACCTTATTATTTGGCAGATATACATTTCAGTAATTATCATCCTCATAATTTATTTGAACAAAATATAAAATCAAACGTTACTTCACAATCCCAATACCCAAATACAAAATATATTTATTTTAGAAATGGTATTTGTATAGGAGTTGATTCGAGTAGTAACAATCCCGAAATATTTTTATATCATCCTGGAGCTTATTTGTTTATCAATAAAGATGGAGAAATACATTTAAAGGGGGGTACAACAGCTCTTGAATCTACTGTATTAGGTGAAACATTAAAATTATGGCTTGAGACTCATACTCATCCAACTGGAACTGGGCCAAGTGGTCCCCCTATTGAATCAGCAGATTTAATCAATATACTTTCAGAAAAAGTAAAAAATAACTAATGGCACTTAATCAAACTAAATTAAAAAATAATTTAATAGATTGGATGAGTAATCCTTATGCAATTAAATTAGATGCATTAGATGCTTTTACAAATGCATATGATTCTTATGCTCAAGATGCAGTTGCTACTTCAGGGGGATCTTTTGTATCAGCAAATTCCTCTGGGCTATTAAATACATTATTAACTTTACCGGATTCTGGTACTTCTCAAATAGCTTCAGATATATTTGCTAATGCTATTTCATTATACTGGACTGGAGCAGTTTTAACTCCAAGTACTGTATCTGTTACTTTGGTCCCTGCAACTTTATCATTACAATTATTACCAATCTTTTCAGATTTAAATCCAGAAAGAACTTATGAGCAAATTGCTGAATTATTAGCCATAGCTTTTCATACAGCAACCTTAACAGTTCAAACTATAAATCCAACAACTACACCTGCCCCTACCCCTGGAGTTCTTTCTTAAATTAAATTTTGTAATTATTTTTTACTAATAATAAAGTAGTATTTAGGAGGAAAATAATAAGTGGCAACTTACCAAGATATAGATATTTATGGTGAATTAACCCCAAGTGGTGAATTAAAAACTTATACAGGGGAAGATGCTGTTAAGAATGCATTACAATTATGGTTATCTTCTAAGAAAGGTGAATATCTTCTTAACCCTGGATTAGGTGGCCCATTAGATGCTTTTTCATTTAAGACTATGAATGAAGAATCTTTGACAATACTAAAATTTAAACTTATGTCTGCTATTGATACTGAATTTACACCTGCTATAAGATTAACAAATGTTTTATTTAACCCTGATTTTCAAAACAGAATCTTAGAAATTATATTAGCTTATCAAATAGAAGATACAGGAGAACAAGGGGAAGTTACTGTTTTTACCAATACTCAATATTCCTATAAAAATTTTAACTATGAAGACATATTAGAAGTTGGTGAAAATTTAAAATCTTTTTTTACAATTAAGAAACCAAGTATGACGGATAAAAGATTACTGTTTGATAATGAAGGTTCATTTTGGAAATGGGGAAAATATAAATTAGTAAATTTAACTCCTTTTGACCCATGTTTTGAAGATATACTAATAATTGCTAATACATAATATAAGGTAAGAAATTTATGATATATACATATGATGGAATAAAAGCTGCGATAGAAGAAAGACTCTCTTTAATGTCTCAATGGAATAAAATATTATTCTATGGGGTATATCAAAGAATAATTGACCTGTTAGCTTACACTTCTGATAATCTTATTTACTTAGCTGAATTTTTATATAGAGAAAGTAAATGGATTACAGCTACTAAACGAGATTCACTTGTTACTATGGCAAGATGGATGAGATATGTACCTTTTAGAAAAACAGGTGGAATAGGAAGATTAAAATTAAGTGCGGATCCAACCTTCAATCCTCTTTATAATTATATGGGTAAAAACGTTACTATTCAAAAATGGCATAGATTTACAGATCCTAATGATAATCTAAATGTATATTGTTCACAAGCAACTTCATATCTTACAGGTCAAGTAGGTAATATAAATATACCTATTAAAGAAGGTAACCCTAAAGAATTTTTATATATTGCTAAAGGAGAAATTTCTGAAAGAGTAAACATTTATTCAGACTCAATAGATAATGACATTATAGATGTTTATATAGTAGATTCTAATAACAATATTCTTCATACTGTTAATATAGTAGATACATTATATCTTGTATTTGATGTAGAAAATTATTCATGTGAAATTAGAAACTCTTCTAATAATGAATTTATTTCTGTTATCTTTGGCGATGGTATAAATGCAAGAAAATTAAATCTAAATGAAAGAGTACTCGTTAAATATGCAGAAACTTTGGGAGATCAAGGGAGCATTACTTCTGCAAACATATTAACAAAATCTAAAGATATATTTTATGATGAAGATGGTGCAGTAGCTTCTTTATATGTGTCTAATGATGAAGCTGTAATAGGTGGTACAGATATTGAAAATATTGAATCAATTAGAAATAACGCCCCTAATATTTTTCAAGTAGGTATGATTCTATCAAGTATACCTAATTGGGTATCTGTAATAAATTCAGCCCCTTTTGTTAACAAATCTAAGGTATGGTCAATAGAATCTTTAGGTGGGAGTTTAGATATATCAGAACAAAATATAGTTTATATAACAGCAGTTTCAAATACAGGGGGAGATTTAACTTCTGCACAGCAAAATGAATTATTAGAAACATATTTAATACCTAAAAAATCACTCACTGAAATTGTAGAATTTTTCCCCCTACAAAAAATATATGCGAAGTTTAACATTAAAGGTAGAATCCAAAATAGACCTATTTCTATTATGAATGAATCTATAAGAAATACAATTTTAAATGAATATGGGGTTTTTAATACAGACTTCCAACAAAATATATATGAATCAAATTTTATTTCTTTATTAGATAATGTCCCTGACATGGTTTGGCATGAGAGTGAAATATCTTATTTAGAAAAGAATCTACCAAGTTTAGTAAACAACAGAGTACTACTTACATCATTTACAACTTTAGATACTTCTATTCTTGAGAACCAACAATGGTTAGTAGATGACTCTTTTGAAATATGGTTAAAAAGAAAAATAGCAGGTGAATGGGGAGAACCATTACAAATAGCTTATACTACTACTGCAACAATTGTCGGTATGAATGGTTTTAATATTCTAAATGGCTTTGTTGTATATAGTTCAAATCAATATTCATATAATGTAGTAGAGATTACAAATGATATTGATCAGAGTGTTTATGGTGTACCAGATCCAGGGGATGATGACCCACTTGGATATATTTTGTATATTGCTTATAAAATGAAAGATGGTAATGGTGGTCAAATAAATACTGTAAGACTTCCACGTTTTTATCAGATTACAGACATTGATGTAGATTTTATTGATACAGATTTAAGTTACCCTGTATAAGAGGAGATAAGGAATAATGAATTTTTCATTTAAAAAATTTCTACCGAAAATAATGGAAGACTCTCTATGGGGAGAACTTATAGAAGTATGGCAAAGTATTTATCAAGATATAAAAGATGATGTTGTATTTAAAATATTTAATCAGTATGATTTAGATAATGTAGGTGAACAAGATTTAATTGACCTTTCTAAAATGTTTGGGTGGAGTTTATTATATCTTACAGGTTATACTTCCACTTTTGAATTCTTACGAAAAGAAGTAGAATTGATTATACCAAGACTTGTTACTAAAACAACTCCTTTCAGTTTTATTCTTACAGGTGTTCCTTTTAATTTAATAGCTAATGGATATTCAGTTATATATGATGAAGATGAAGAAATATATATAGGGGTTGAAACATTAACTGGGACTTCTATAGTAGGTACAGTTAATTTAGATAGAGAAGATCAAGGATTTATCTACGAAAGAAGTATTACTGGATTAGACAGAGGTTTAACTTTAGATGCTACCCCTACTTTAAAATCTGATGAGATGTATAAAGTTAGTGTAGATCCCCCTCCTTATTTATCACAAACTACTTTAGATGCTGTAGAATTCCCAAAGCTTGATGGTAGTTTATTGCTGTATTCATTAACAAGAAATTTTATATTTAGTTATACTCATAAATTTGTAGAAAATGCAAATGAGTTTATGTCTATAAATACACAAAGAGTTTTAATGAATGATATAGATCAAATTAAAAAGGTTACTAATAGATGTTATTATGAACCTTATTTACATATAAATTTAAAATCAGATAAAACACAAACAGATAAAGTATGGACTGACTATCAAGGGAATACTTTATATACACAAAAAAGTATTTTAATTACTGATAATTTATCACAATTAAAAACAATTAGATTTGGAAATAGTAAACATAACACAATTGATACTTCTATTACTGATGTAGACAACTTTATTTATGAATGGAATTTTGATATTACTAATATAATATTACAAGATATAGATCATTACATATTTAGACTTAATATGTATGAAAGACAAAAATTAGAACCATTTACAGAAATATGTATATTAAATGAATCAGATGAAATTGTAATGTATTCAGAATTTCCAAAAGTACAATGGCATCCAAATATGTATTGTAATTTAAAATTTGAACTAAAGATTATATAAGAGGAAATTTATGTCGATAACCAATTTAGGTAATCAATATATAACATGGGATTATAAACACCCTGCTACTGCAAGAGATTTCAATACTGTTCTTAGAGAAGGTATAAAACCAGGAATCTACAAAGGTGGAGAAATTACTTTATTAGGGGGAGTTGAAATTTCTATTGCACCATTTGTAGCATACTTAAAGTCTGGGGCAGATAAATTAGTAAGAGTAGAAACCAGGACTTCTATTCAATTATCTATCACTGAATCAACACCTGTATTAAGTATAACATATACATGGTCAGATGTAATAGAAAATTGGTTAGACTTTAATCAAAGAGCATCTGGCTCTTCTCCTATAGCAGATGAAATAACTTTTGGTGAATTTATATTTGATAGTGGTTCTATTGTATCTATAGATCAAACAGAAAAAACATGGGGATTATATCATAATGATGGTAATCTAAGAATTCCCGAAGGTAAAGTAGGGATAAATAATAATTTCCCTTCTAAAGAATTAGATATTATAGGGGATGTAAAAATAGATGGAAATTTAGAAATTGCTTCTACAGATTTAGTTGATAACCTTAATGCTGACATGGTAGATGGATGTAACGTTGAGACTACACTTTCTCCTACTTTGGATACGAAAATACCTACAAGCAAAGCTATAGCAGATTGGGTGCTTAATAATGTATATCCTGTAGGTTCATTTTATGTGCAATATCCTGATGCAGCGAGCAATGACGGGGCTATAGCATTTCCTGTATCTAAACGACCTGCAACATTATTTGGTGGAACGTGGGTGGAGCAGTTCAATACAGAGAATGTGTTCTTTAGGACTGCTGGAACAGATTATCAGGTGAGAAGTGCTGGTTTGAGTCTTGACCAGATGCAAGGGCATGTCCACGGAGTGAATAGGGGTGTAGGAACTGCGGGATCAGGCAATTCTGTATACGTAACTGCCATGTATTCTGGA